ATGTCCGAGGCCTGGAATTGCCAGAAGGGTGCAAGCCTTCTGATTCCCTCCGGCCCGGAGAACAAGAAACACCTGTTTGCCCTGATGCTGGACCCTGTGCTGGTGGACGGCTACGGTTCCAAGCCTCGTGTATTGCTGGCGTGCGTGACAAGCGTGCAGCATGGTATGCCAGGCGATGACTCTTGTTTGCTTGGGCCTGGCGATCATCCATTTATCGAACATGACAGCTATGTGGATTACCGATTTACGCGGCTTGAACCAGTAGAACATCTACAAGGCCGGGTGCAAGAAGGAACCTTCATCGCGAAGGAGCCATGCTCGTTGGAATTGATCAAGCGGATCATCCGAGGCGCACTGAAGTCTCGGCGAATTCCAAGAGAATTTAAGCTGCTTCTTGAGAAAGTGCTCTTCGATTGAGTGGCAGGCTCATCCGCCCGGCGGCTTTTTCGGCAGCCAGAGACTGATCCACATTATCATGATCGACATGGGGGTCATTTCAGGGCATCCCGGATGTGAATGGCGTCGGCCCTGCAACTGGCGTAGGCGATGTTGATTTTGTCTGCACTGGCTGTCTGGCTGAGAAGAAACTCAGTAAGCTCTCTTGATAAAAGCCCACCTGCTTCGGCATTGTCTCCAGCACGATCGCCGGTACCGGTGGGATCTGCACCTTGGGCGCCAGTACCACCACCCCCACATCCTGCAGCGTTGGGGTCGCGCAGCCGGCCAGCAGCACCGGCAGCAGCGCGCAGGCGGCCTTGAAGGTCAGCGACGGTTGTCTGGTTTTTCGCATCTTGCAGCTCCTGTGAGATTTTGAAATCGTTTAATGCCTGGGTGACGGCGTCTGACTTGGCCGTCTCGATGTCCAGAACGCGCTGCGATTCAGCTTTTTGCCGATCGACTTTTACCACCCACTCGGCCGTGGCCCGGTCATAGCCAATTTGCTGCCGGGCGGTGTCGAGCCACAGTGCGGCCAGTACTAACCCCACAATTGACACGCCCAGCACAAGCCAGCGCGTCGGGCTGAACCAGCTCACGCCAGCACCTGGATGCCCACACGCGCCCCAGCATCGGTGATCGTGATGACACGGTTCGCCAGCTTTTCCGGCGTGCGGGTCGAGACATGCACCCACTGCTTGCCCTTGATGCCTTCAAGGATCAATTGCCCGATGCCCAGCGTCGACACCAGCGGGGCCAGCAGACGGGCGACCTCAAAAGGCGAGCCGTAGCCTGGCGCGACGATGTCGGCCGCATGGCCCTGCGCATGGTCCGAGCTGGTGACGCCGCCCACCGCGTGGTTGACGCGCGGCGCGCGGTAGCCACTGGTGACAGTGACCGGCACGCCGAGCGTGGTGCGGATGCGCTCCAGCATCTCTGCCGTCAGTACAAGACGCGGTACCAGCTCGGGCGCGGGCGTGTTGTCCAGGCCCAGGCGCTGCGCGGTGGCGCTGGCCGTGAGTTCGGCCAGGGAAAAATGCTGCGTGAGTTTCATCGGGTTTCCTTGGATTGCTCAATGCCGAGCCGCTTTTCAATGATTCGCTGGCCGACGGTCTCGATCCAAGTCAGAGCCTTGACCCCGGCGTGGCCGCTCATGCCGACAATCGCAGATGTCAGCAACGGGTTGAAGTTGCTGTATTCACACAGCCAGAAGGCCACCAGTCCGGCGAAGGCGCTGACGCACAGCTCGCCGATCAGCGCCGACAGGTTCCAGGCCAGCAGCTCGCCGCGCCGGACTTTCATCCACCAGCTGGCCAGGCCGCCCAGTAGTGCCGTCGCCAGCACAATGCCGTATTCCTGCAGGCTGTAGCTGAGCGGCGTTTTAACGATGACTTCTGCCCAGACCGTGACCGGGATCAGCAGGTGCGCGCACAGCAAGATGGAAATAAATAAGCGCATGGCTATGGCCTTGCGTAGTTGAGGCTGCTGAGCGGCCTGGCAGCAGTGATGACGACTGAGCTCAGGCTGGTTTTAATCGACGAAATCATATTTTTCACGCGTAGAACTTCAAGAAAGCCCACAGTGCATCCCCGATCTGCTGGTAGCCGGACACGGCCGGGTGTACCCCGTTCGACTGCCGGGCTACGGTGATGGCGCTACGGGAATTCACCGGACTTGTCGTGCCAAAGTGCATACCGTTGACGGTATCGAGCGCCGTGTTGCTGGGCACGATGTAGATGCGCGCGGCCTCTTGCGTGGCGTAGCGGGATGCCAGTTCGCGCGCCCAGATCAAAATGTTGCGCTTGAATCGGGCGGTCGTGACCGTGGTGCCGTAGTTGGCACCAAAGGCATCCTGGCTGGACGATGGCGGCGTGGGCAGCATCAGCCCGACTTTCACACCTGCACCAGCCGCTTTGATGGAGCTGATGAGAACGTCAAGGTTGGTAAATGCCGCGTTTGCAGTAGATGCCGCCGCTGCATCAGTGGTCTGCCCGAAAACATCATTGATGCCCAGCCCGATGAATACCCAGTCCGGCACCGCGACAGCATAGTTCGTCAGGTACTGCGGGAAGTTGACCGCGCCACCAATCCAGAACGGATTGCCTGCAACTGCTACGCCAGCAGAAAAAGCAATCGTGGCATCGCCCGTCACCGCATTGCTTTTTGTCAGGGTGCCGCTGGCCAATGGAGCGCCCCCGCTGACCACACTGCATCGCAGCGTTCCTGACCCGCCCGACAAGTTGACCGTCTGCACGCGATAAGTTGACCCATTGTTGGTGTACTCCGTGGCATTCAGCAATGGTGAAGTAGTGACGCCCGACACCGTGAAATCGTAGTAGGTTGGACCGGCTGCCGTGTAGTTTGCAACCGTCCAGCCACCGCGCCCTTCGTGCTTGTTCGGGGCCGTGCCTTGCGTGCCCAAGAGCGTCACTCCCATCGCATCAGCAGCCGCAATATCCATCAGCGTTTGCGTGATGACTCCTGCGTTGACCAGACTGTCACCAATCACCATGACATTTTTTACCATGCCTGTGCCAGCGCTTGCGGCTGCGGCCCGTTGCGCCATGGTTTTGGTCGCCAGCAACCGCCCGCTGCGTTTGTCGCGGGCTTCGATGGTCAGGTTGCCCGATGCAACAGCGCCGGGAGGTGTCCACGTCCAACGCTCGGCCTGTTGCGTGCCGGTGCTGGCTGCCGTGCTGTCCGCATTCCACCAAAAACCAAGGCTGTCTGCCGCCGTGTGCAGGTTGTCAAAATAGACATTGCATTCGCGGTTTTGGACGCCATAGACGACAGGCGGCACAATCAGATCAAGCGAGCCTGCCAGCTCGTCAATCGCTGCCTGAATCGTTATCGCCGCAAGCAAGGAAGTTGACGGGTTGTAGGCCGCAGAAGTTGGTGCTACAAATTTCCTCAATTCTTCAGATTGCAGCAGCAGCTTGATCGAAACAGCATCATATGCACCACCAGTAGAGCTGATTGAGAATGTGTTGTTCCAGCCCGCATTTATGGACAAGGTAAAGCCATGCCGCGCAGGAGAAATCGCCGCATTGTAGGTCCACTTTTTATGGCTGACAGACGTGTCATCGACAGCCCGAAACATCACCAGCACATACTGCCCCGCCTCTGCCAGCAAGGGTGCGGGGAGTTGTAGCGTGTAGAGGCTGTCAGTCACCGGAAAGCTGCCAGCGGAAATCGTCCCAGAGGCGTTTGGTGCAGTGCTCAGGGTGTTAAAGGTCGTGAGGTTGGGGCGTAGCCACACCTTCCATTCAATATTCGTGGCGCTGTTCGCTGCCCATACCCTCGCCTGAATCGCATTGAACAGGCTTTTGCGTGTCATGACCTCGTAGAGGCCCGGCACCTTTGAAGTGTAGGTCCCATCCCCCACCAGCTCGGAATCCCCAAGCGGGTTCTGGTAAACGACATAGGGCACCAGTGCGCTTCTAATCTCGTTTGTGCTTGCATCGGCCATTACCGAGCTTGACTCCAGCGCAGCAACGCGCGAACCAAACTCAGTATCCCGCAGCGCAAAATAGTTATCGGTGAGCGTCGGCCAGCTTGGGCCAGCGTTGGAATCGCCCTTGAACGCCCAACAAGCCAATAAGTCGAACCCGGTGGAGCCGCTGAGGTTGTACGGGTAAAGTCGCAAGCGCGTGGCCGTCGCTGGCACCACGATGCTGATGCGCAGCCATTGCGGTGTAGCGCCGGGGGTGATGTTGTTCCCGCCAGTGCTGTTGAGCATAGAGCCGCCTGCGCCTGCATTCACCGACTCAGAGTCAGTTGTGAATTGATAAGCGCTATAAGTAGTGCCGCCTGACGCGCCGGTAATGAGGACGTAGGCTGTCACCGTATCGCCCGGCAATGCGCCAATTTCGTCTAGCCACAAGTAGGGGCCAGAGTAAGAAGTGTTGTTGTAGCCGTCAACCCGGCGCAGCGCCTTGCCATCAAAAATGCTGTTGTTGACGTGAGTCCACCCAGCAAAATCCATGCCTGCACCGGTGTTGCTTTGATACCAGCGGTCACGGCCTAAAAATTTCTGCGAAGTCAGGGAAAGTTTGCGAAAAAATGGATCAGGCCAGCCATTGACTTTGCCCGACCATGCGGGCTTTTGCACTGCTGCTGCGTTCGAATACCGGTCTTTCTCCACCGCAACGCCCGCAGTGTTGAGGTACAGGATCAGGAACTGGTTGGATTCCGCCGAGGGCACGCTGAAATACTTGCCTGCAGGCGTGCCGGCAAGGCCCGCTGCTGCACTTGAAAAGACCTCAACCGACAACGCCATCTGGCCGGCGTCAAGAATGCTGGCAATGGTCTTTTTGACATTGCCAAGCCGGTCGGTGGCCGTTGGGCTGGCGGAGGTGGCAATGGCCGCAATGTGGTCGACGTCCGATTTCGCGTTGTTCAAGTCGCTGAGGTTGATGGCTGGCATGATTTCCTTGGGCAATAAAAAGTGTCTTGACGGGCGGTCAGTTGATGACGGAGGCTTTGGCGGGGATCGCCACGTAATCGGCGGCGTAGTAGCTGGCGGAGTAGTTGATGGCGCGCACGGTGCAGTACTGCCCGTCGCTGATGTCGATTTCCTGCACCAGCCAAGCCATGGCGCCGCGCGCCGAGTCAGCCGCAAACGAATAGATCGTGCGGATGCCGTCGGCGCCGTATTGCGTCGTGATGGCCTCGGTGGGCAAGCTCTGCAAAATCACTTTATTGGCCGCGCTGCCGGCGGTCACAGGGATGCTCTGCAGCGAGCCATCGCGACGCATCAGCACAATGGAGTGCGGCAGGCCGGGCGCAAAGGCCACGCCCTGGCTGAGCGTGAGTTCCAGACCCGCCTGCCCGAGGACTTCGCCATCAAAGGACTTGAACCGGGTGTTGTCGACCACGTCGATGCGGCTGTTGGGCAGCAAGCTGCGGGCGTCCAGCGTCGTCGTGGTCTCGATGCTGATGCGCTGGCCAATCAGCTTGCGGTATTCGCGGTTGGCCCTGAGCCATGCCTGTGAAAACGAGCGTATCCCGGCAATCTCGAACTTTTTGAGCTTCGTGTAGGCGCCACTGAGCGGCAGCGTGATCGTTTCCGATTGGTTGCTGTCCGGGTCCACATAGACGAACTCGACGCCGTCGTATTCGGCATCGCTGGCGAACTTGCGGGTGATGGTTTCGGCGTTCGGCTTTTTGTTGCGGTGCGTGAACAGCGCGGTGCTGCTGGCCTGCGCGCGGTCAAAGGCGAGCCGGATCTTGCCGTTTTGCCGGTAGGCGATGCAAAACGCGGCGTTGGCAATGCTGATGATCGTTTCTTCGAAGCTGATGTTGTCGGAGTCAAACGTGAAGTTGAACTGGCCACAAACAGGATTCCACGCATTGAGCAAGGTCTGCACGCCGTAAATCTGCGCCATGTCCACTTCGGTGTACAGGTCACGCGCGCCGATCTTGGGATCTTGCGCGACGGCGGGAATGATGTCGCAAATGCGGCTGGTCGCTTCAATGGTGCCGCTGACAAGCCGCCCGCTGGCGTCAAACGCGCCGCTGTAGCTGCTGCCGTTGTAGATGGGCAAGCGGCGCGAAGCGATGCAGTTGACCTGGCGCGACTTGACCGCCGTAGCGCGCGCCGTGGCCTGCGTGACGGTGTGGATGGTTGTCTTGTTGCCGAACTCGTTCTTGGTCACCGGGCTGACGCTGTACAGGTCGGCCCACTTTATTTCGTCCTGCACCGTGCCGCTCCAGCCGTAGTCGTAGTCGGTGGTGCGGGTCATTCGCACGCGCGCCGGGCCGGTCCAGGCGGTGGCGTGCTCGATGGTGTCGGCGCGCTCGTCGGAGACCGACCCGGACAGCGCGCCGGTGACGGTCTCGACAATGCCGGTCGGCGCCAGGCTGACAGCGGCCAGCTTTTCAATCTCCAGGGTGAAATTGACGCTGGCCACGCTTTTTCCGCCGTTGTCCTTGAACAGGCCGTTCGGTGCGGTGATGTTGATCCATACTTCGGCGCGGTCGGTGTCGGGCAGCGTGACCCAATCGGTCGTCGCCGACACGCCGGCAAGCTGGACCGCCGCCGCCGTCTCGGGGACGGGCTCGGTCCATGACACCGACGTAAAGCGCATGCTGCCATCGCTGACGGACGCCACCGCGTAACTGCCCGAATAGTTCACGGCCGGCACCGGTTTGCTGAATACGGCGTTGCTGCTGGTTTCATTGACCAGCGTGCCGGTGACTTCGATCTTGTTCACGCTTGGCTTGGCTGCGGCGACATACGTGCCGTTGTTGTACAAAAACCCGGTCACAGTGAAGGTGTCGCCCGCATTGATGCCCGTAAAGGCGTCGGTCCCAAAATCATTGAATGAGTTAATGCCCGAGGCGTCGGCCTGCACGTTGCTGACCGGCGACGTCCAGCTGGCGTCGTAGGGCGCCATGCTGATAGTCACAATGTCGCCGACAGAAGTAATGGCGTTGATGTTGGGCTGCTTGGCCGACTGCGTGAGGATGTCGCCCCCGGCGTCTGGCGTGAAGGTGTAGCTGGCGCTGGCCGGCAGCTGCACCTGGTTCAGCGCCTTGAGCGTGATGCCGTCGACCTCAATCGCCCGCTTGACGGTCAGCACGTTGTCAATGATGGCGTCGCCCACCTGCAGCACCGGCGCGTGGCCGCTGTTGGGGGAGGTGAACGGGTCATACACCGACGCGCTGGCGCCGGCAATGTCAGCAATCAAGGTGTCGCCGTCGCGCAGTTCGGCAAGGGCGTAGTAGCCGCGCCCAACGCAGTAGTAACCGTACTCGAACTTTTTGTGGCCGATGTACTTGTTGTACGTCGGCATCATCAGGCTGGGGATGCTTTTGACCGTGCCGTAGATATCCTCGACGCGCTCCAGCAGGCGCACCTGGTTTTCTCTGGAGCTCAGCGCGTTGTTGGGGCTCGACTGCGTGCGGTTGATGTTGCCCGGCATGACGGGCTTGGGAATTAGCAAGATGGCAGTCACGGAGACTGCTGCCGCGCCAATCATTAGCCACGTGGCCAACGTCCAGGACGCCGGATCGCCCGGCGTTTGCAGCACGGTATAGGCTGGGCAGTCGCCGGCCAGGATGGCAGCGACGTCGCTTGAAATGTCACTGTCCAGGCTTGGTTCGCCCTGAAAGATCTGCACCCCGACGGTCAGCGTTTCGCCATAGTGGCCCAGCAGCCATGCAGCCAGGCTGGGCACCTCGAACACTTGCTGCGCGACGGGTGCCAGCGGGTGCGCATACAGCGTCACGCGGATCACGCCAAGCTCCAGTACTCAATCAGCGCGTACTGGTCCGCCACCGACGACAGCTCTTCAAAATAGACGCCGCTTTCCAGCGCATGCAGCAGCCGGCCATCAATCAGCACACCGCAGTGGTGCAGTCCGAGCTTTTCCGTCTTGCCCAGCAGCACCACGCAGTTTTCCACCGGCGCGGCGATCTGCTTGAAGCCGTTCGGATTTTTGTAAATCGACAAGCGAAAGGCGCTGGCAATCGAGCGGATCGAGTTGTTGACGGTCTGGAACGCATCGACCGGCTGGCCGAGTTCGGTCGTGTATACATCGGCCACCAGGCACCAGCACGGAGGCGCCGGGTACTGGCGCGCCAGGTAGGCATTCGCATCGATCATAAAAAGCCTCGCAGCATCGGAATATCTTTCGGGGTGTAGGTCTCGCCGGTGCGCAGCATGTTCAGCCGGGGCGAGACGGCGGTGAGGTTCGCCGCGCCCTTGACGTAGCTGATGGCCTCGACCTGCAGCCGGGCCGTGGCCTGGGGCGCCGTCAGGTCATCGCTCAGGAATTCGCGGTAAACGATGACGATCTTTTCGAGCGTCGCCACCGGGATGCGGTCGAGCTCGTTGCGCAGAGTGTTGTCCGGGTCAACGGTGTCAATGGCAATACTGAATTTCTGGTCCAGGTGGCCTTCGCTGCCGGCTAACTTGATTTCGAAGTTGACCGGGCGCATGGCGCGCGCCACGCCTGCCACGCTGGTGGTGCCGGCGTAGGGCTCGCGCCACAAGTGAAAGGTCTGGCTCATGGCGCTGTGGCTGATTTCCAGCGTCTGCACCGGGTGAACCGTCTGCGGTGCGCTGGCCAAAAAGGCGCGCAGACGGCTTTCGAGGTCCAAACTCATGACAGCACCAAAGTATCTTGATTGGCGAACTGGGCGATGCGTGCCACCAGCAGGTCGCCCTCACCGCCCGTGGCATTGTAAAAATCAACCATGGCCTGCGCCTCGGCGGCGCTGAAGTCATAGGCTTTGTTTTCAGCCTCGACGACGAACGACACCACCATGGCTATACCGCCCGTGCGGCTGGCAGAGTAGCTGCCCGGCATGATGTTGCAGGCATGCAGTTCCGTGCCAAAGCCCGAATCAAGCGGCATTTCAAAGGTGTAGGCGCCCTTCTTGATGATGTGGATGAAGAAAGCCACCCAGACCGAAAACTGCAGCTTGTTCAGGATCAGCGTGACATTGAACTTTTGCATCCCACGTTCAAAGTCCAGGGCGTACCGGGCCGCGCCGCCTGCAATTTCAGTGCGCAGCACGCCACCGGGGCCGTCGTGCGAATAGGCCGCCACCGTGGGCTTGAAGCCATTGGGCAATGTCGGCATTTATCGGCTCCTTTGCGTGGCGTAGTTGCGGCTCATGGCCCGGCTGGTCTGGCTGTTGGGGTCGCCGAACTGCGCGGCCGTGGCGCCTACGGCCTCCTGGATAATCAATGCACGCTCGTTGGCGCTGATGCGCTGCTCAGTCACCTGCCCTATGGGCGCGCTGGTGTTGTTGACGATGGTCAGCTTCATCTCGCCGCCGGCGCCGCCATTGCTGGCAAGGCCGCGTATCACGTCAGCCTGCGCCTTCGGGAGCACCATTTCGCGCTCATGAAGTTGTGTCATGGGGTTGGTGCCTGCCGGGATGTCGTAGCCGCCTTCGGCGCTGGCTTCGGCAATGGCAAGGCCGCCCACCAACCCAGCACTGGCGTAACCCGCCACACGGATACCCATGGCCAGTGCGCTACCAAACACCGGAAACATCGCCGTGGCCTTGGCGGCTGCGACTTCGGTGTTAATGATGATTTCAGCAATAGCCATGGCCTTGCTGGCCAGAAACACGGCCTTGCCCAGCGCACTCTGGTCCATGCCGGCCTTTAGCATCAGGCCGTACAGCTGGTCGGCGCTGTTGCCGGCCATGCTCAAAGCCTGCAGGTCGTGGGCGGCTTGAAGGTCCAGCTTCGTCTGCTCGTGTCTGGCATTCTCGGCCTCGATCAAAGCATTTGCCTGGGTGACGTTTTCCAGCTTCAAGTCGTGGAACTTTTGCAGCTCGCCCAGCCGCAATTCATGCGCCAGTGTTTCCTGCCCCAACTCGCTCATGAGGCCAATGCGGATGTTTTCGACGTTGGCGGCGTTCTGCTGGTTGGCGCGGGCGGTGTCGGCCTCGATCTGGCGGATGGCGTTGAGGCTGTCCTGCTCGTCCTTGCGGCGCAGGGCCACGCGCTCGCTGGAAATGCGGATGGCCTCCTTGGTGGCGTCAATGTCGTTGGCAATGCCCTTGAGCGTGGCCTCCTGCCCAGCGTTCACCGTCAGGCTGCCACTGCGGATGTCTTTCAGCAGCTTTTCAACGGCGGTCAATTCCTGCACTTTGCTGATCTGGCTTTCGAGCTTCTTCATGTAGGCTTCAAAGCCGGCGTCCGGGTCTTTGCCTTTTGCCCCAGCCGTGGGCGTGCCCGCAATACGGGGCGCCGCGCCCTTGGGCTGCAACGGGCCGACAAAGCCGCTTGCTGCCGCCTGCGGGTTCATTATTTTGGCAATAAACGCATTGTGGTCGGCCAGCGCCTTGGCGTCGTCCGCAATAATCATGTCATTGATCGCCGAAAAACGGCTTAATGAAATCTCGCCGGATAGGGCCGCCTTGCCCAATCCCACAACCATGGCCGCAGGGCCGCCCGCGATGTCACTGAAGGAGATCCCCAGGGCTGATACCTGCGCCGCCATGCCGCCAAGGGTATTGCCGACGCGGCCGAAGGTAAAGGCAACCTCAGAGCCCAGAACCACCAGCGTCTGCAGCGTGACCTTGATCCCTTCGGCTGCCACTTTGAACTTGTCGGTGTTGTCGCCGGCGCCCAGCATTTCGTCGGCAATTGACTGCAGCACGGGAAGGACGGCGGTGGTCACGGCATTGGCAAACGCAGTTTGCTGTAACGACAATTTGCTCATCGTGTCGTTGAACACCTCGGCGGCGCGTGAGGTTTCGGTGTCGAGCACCAACCCCATTCGCCTGGCTTCGTCGGCCATGTCCTGCAGGCCGTCGGCGCCGCTGTTCAGCATGGGAATCAACTCGGCGCCCGACTTGCCGAACAGGTTAACTGCCAGCGCCGTTTTTTCAGCGCCGTCCTTGAAGCCAGCAAACTTGCCAGCCACTTCGGACAGCACCGCGTCGCTGCTTTTGAGCGTGCCATCGGCATTCGCCACCGATATGCCCAGCGCATCAAAACCCTTCTTCGCTTCGCCGGTTCCGTCTGCGGCGTCGCTCATGTTCTTTGTCAGCTTAACCAGCGCACCGCCCAGCTTTTCCTGGTTGACACCCGACATGCCGGCGGTGTATGACAAGGCGGACAGGCTTTCCACCGCCGTGCCGGTCTGCTGCGCCAACTTGCTCATGGTGTCCATGGCGTCGAGCGATGCCTTAACCATCACCACCAAGGCGCCGACACCGGCCACAGCCATGGCGCCGATGGCGGCGCCGACCATTTCGGCATCCTTCTTCATCTGCTTCATGGCCTTTTCGGTCTGATACGCGGCCTTGTCCATGCCAGCGGTGAATTCGGCCGTGTTGGCGGAAAGGCTGACAACCAGAGAACCTAGAGCGGCCATGTTTTACCCATAAAAAAAGGCCCACGGATTAGCGTGGACCTTGGAATGAAAGCCCGCACTTGGCGGGCTGGTCTGATTACCAGTTAAAAGTTTTTTAGACGATCTACTGCCGATTGGTTTTTGATTGCGCTTCCAACACCGTCAGCTATGCGATTAAATTGCTCAACAATTTGCGGATAGTCCCTTTTGGGTGGAGAGGTCCAGCCACAAGACAACATCGGCGCGCCCTCAACTAGAGTTAACTGCAGCCTGGCTCGCTCGTCCTTAGCGATGAAAATGATGTTGTAGTTTGAAGCACAAGGAATATGGGGAATCAACAATGAATTGTTTGACAAATTCCACTCTGCGACAGCTTTTCCGATAATTGTTCCCTGGTCCTGATCCTCTAGCCTGCTTACTTCCTTGCTATTGCCGTATGACATAGCAAAGTAATTTTTAGCATCTTTGAACAATTCTTTTTTTGATTTTCCAGGTGCTGCGTATTCATAAGTGAATTCGCGCTTTTCAGTAGTGATGGGCATTTGATCAAGGGGAATGGTCACACAGCCCATAAGCGCCAAAACCATAGCACTAGCAATTACTCTTTTCATCATCCACCCTTTGTTACAAAGGGTGGATGATGCCCTACCCTGGCGCCTTTCCAAACATCACCGCCCGAATCAGGTTCGACTGCGCCACAGGGTCATCCAGAAGCACCGGTTCGGCTTCTTCTGCCGGTCCTGAGTTGCGCCAGTGGATAAAGTCATCGGCCCGGTAAGGCTCCGGCCGGTCTTTGACGCTTCGGTTCACATTGGCCAAAACCGCCGTGGCCACGCCGTGCCGAAGGTCTGCAATTTCCTCACCGAACGGCTCCAGCGTGTAGTACGCCTGCCATTCGGTGAACTCAAGCGAGCTGATTTCCATCTGTGCCTGGCGCACGCTTTTACCCAGTTGAAGGGCGAGCCGGAACCAGAACAGGCGTTCCGGCTTCGCCTTCAGGCGTTTTTTGCTTCTGCAATCGCCGCGCCGCCCAGGCCGTTCAGGCGCATTGCTACAGCGGCCGGGGCGTCGAGCGAGGCAGCGCTTTTCTTTTGCAGCGCGTCAATGTCTGCAGCACTGAAAAGCCGCGCGCCGGCTTCATCGGTCAGCGTGGCCACCAGCAAAGCGGCAGCAAACTTACCCACCGGTACGCCGCCCTCTTCGGTGCTGATGGAGGTGCGGAATTCATCGCGCTCCTGACCGGTCATGGCGCGCACGCGCACGGTGCCGCCCCAGGCGGGCACGTTGACATCCTCGTGCTTCAGGTCGTGTGCGCCCAGGATGGCGCTTTTGCTCAGCAAGGTCATGGCGGCTCCTTAAGACCAGACGACCGGACCGCTGATCTTGGTGTCGACACTGCCCTTGAGCAGCGCGTTGACGCCGCCGGCGGTCGGCACGGACTTGACCAGCACGTTGAAGGTGGCAACGGCCGCATCGGGCAGTGTCAGCTTCAGGCCGGTCAGCACGCCACTGGTGCGGGCGGCGCGTACTGCCATCTGGCCTGCATCGGTCTTGAGGCGTTTGATCTCGAAACCGAACTTGCCTTCATCGACCAGCCCGCTGATGTATTCCATCGCCGTGCTGTCAAGGTCGGTGCTGTCAATGTCAGACGCCGAACCGTCCATGCCGCTGAAAGACAGCAGGCCATTGATCTTGGTGTACACGGGCACGGCCAGCGTGCCCGTGTTGATTTGCAGCGTGCTGCCTTGGGCGGAAATTCCAGACATAAGCGTCCTTTAAAGGTAAAAAACCCGCATTAAGCGGGCGGATTGGGAAAAAATGGCAGACTAAAAATGCCAGATCGAAAGGTCCAGCAGCACGCGGTGCAGGCCGGTGTCGCCTTCATACAGGTCCTGCTCGTCCAGCAGCACGTTTTCAACAGACCAGCCTTTCAGCGCGGCTTTCACGGCGACGGCCAGGGCCTGCGCCTGGCTGTAGCTCAGCGCCCAGACATCGACCTGCAGACGGGTGTTGATGGCGTTGCCGGTACCGCCGTTGGCGTCCAGCGTGGTCTGTTCCAGGGCGGTAATGCGTGAATAGGTGCAATACGGCGCAGCGACCTTGGCCCGCACAGTCTGCGGGTAGACGTGGCCAGCAAACAGGCTGCCGACTTGCGTGACGAAATCGGTTTGCATGCTCATAGCTTGGCTAACTCCCGAGCGTATTTTTGGATGCGTTCGTCGAGCTTGGCGCCTATGGCATTCACGGCATCTTCCTTTTTTGTCTCGAAGGCCGGGCGCAGGAAGGGACGCGGCGCGATCTTGCTGGTGCCGAATTCCATGAAGCGCCAGTAAAACGTGGTGCCGTCGTCCTTGTAAGCCTTGCCGGCTTTGCCCGAACGCTTGTTGGCCTTGTTGCTGGCGTACTTGGCGACGCCCTTGCGCACCCCGACGTAAAACGTCTGCTGCATGGGCCCCGACTGCTCGCGAATCTGCTTCTGGTAAAAATTGGCCTTCAGCGCGCCGGTGGCCTCGGGCGCCTTGGCGATGGCTTCTTGCTTGATGACGCCGGCGCCGGCATTGACCGCCGCGCGCAGACCGTTGCGCGCCACGCGCTCAGGCAATTCGCGCAGAGCGGCGGCGAGTTCCTTGAAGCCGGTCAGCTGCATGAATTCAGCCATTGTTCACTCCCCTGGTGCACATCAGCAGCAGCGAGCCGTCGCGCTGGCGCAGCACCGTTTCGATGTTGTACTGGTCCGCGCCATGCACGACGCGCATAGAAGCGCTGATACCGGCCAGCGCGCGAATAGCAATCTTCGACTGGACCGCGTTTTGCGTGGCAGCGGCGGCTAGGTACTCGCGGCCACTCAGGTCGGTGATGCTGGCGGGCACGTTGACGGCGAAATCAGTCCAGCCCGTCAGCGGCTCGCCGTAGGCGTCCTTGCCCGTGGCGGGCGCCGTGATCGTGACGCGGTGGCGCAGGGTTCCGGCTCGCATCAGGCGCCGTAATGCCGGTAGGCATCGAGCAGGCAGCGGGCGCCGTTGGGCACCGGCGTGACCGACACGCCCACAGCGGTGTCTTCACGGTTTTCCCACAGGTCGCCCAGGATCAGGAGCATGGCCGACTGGATGGCCGAGTTGATCACTAGGCCCCGGCGGATCCGGGCGGCTGCAAACTTGGCCTTCAGGTACGTGTCAAAGGCGTAGGTTTTTTCGATCAGGCACAGGTCAGTGTCGGCAATCAGGGTGGCGGCGTCATCGGCGGCGGCGTATGCGGCCTTGGCGGCGGCCAACGCGGCCGGCACCAGCGCAATCGCCGCATCGAGCTGCGCCTGGTCCTCGTACACGGCGCGGTCCAGGTAGCTGATGGCCGCCTGTTCCGCCGCCTCGGCCTTAAGCGTGATGTCTGCGCCCACGTCATTGCCCACCAGGCGCAAGTGGGCAGCGGCGATTGTGGGAGTGATGAACATGGATGGTTTTTGGGTTATTCAGTAGCACTGTTTGCAGCAAGTAGCGCAACCGGGTTGGCTTCGCCTTGATCGTCTTTGGCGGTGCTTGGCACGTCGTCTAGCAGAGGCGAGGCCGTTGTCGGCTCGGCTGCGCCTTCAGCAGGTGCTGCAGTAGCGCCCGCCTTGCGCTTGCGGGTAACTGGCGCGGCTGGCGCAATGGCCTTGGTCTGCTTGACGGGCTTGGCCGTGGTGTATTTGGCAGCGGCGCAGTCTTCCACCAGGTGCTTGGCAAATTCGGCGTCGGTGCGCAAGATGTCACCGGTGTTCAAGGTGCCGTAGCGTGCGGTGATGGCCTGGCCGGTGATTTCAACTTCTACGAGTTCCATGGGATGCTCCAAAAAAAGAGCCTGCAGTTCAGGCAAGCTCTTTTGGGTTGCTAAGCCGGTTTAGGCCGGGGTCAGGTCGCCGTAACGGGCAGCGGCGGGCTTTTCAACCGTCAGGGCCATGCGGCGCATGGCGCGGATGCTGACCAGGCCGAGTTGGAAGTTGTTTTCATCGCTGTCGGACAGATCGACCACGATGCCTTCCCGGTTGTGCAGCGTGGCCGCCTGCGACAAGCTGCCCACCCAGACGTTGTCGGCCGTCATGGCGTTGCTGGCAACCACAGGGCGGCCAAACAGGGACGGCACCACGGCAGAGCCCGGATCGCCCAGCAGGTAGCGGCCCTGGCCATCCTTGGTCAGGCGCATGGTCCACCAGTCGCCGGTGTTGAGAATCACGACGTCGGCCGGGTAGTCGGCCAGTGCGCAGTCGCCCATCATCTTGCCGATTAAGTCGAACCGGTTGGTCGGCGACAGGCCCAGGGCGGTCAGCGCGGCGGCGCTGTAGCCATGCGCGGTAAAGTTGCCGGTGTTGGTCAGGCCGTTCAGGTTGGGTGCGGTGCCATTGCCGGCGACCAACTGGTTTTCGGCGCGCAGGTTCACGCCGTAGACCATGCGGCGGTTGATGTACGCAGCCAGGGCGGCGTTGTCCATGGCGAGCTGGCGGGTGATCTTGATGAAGTGCGTGACGTTCTGCACGGGCATGGTGCCGGGCGAGAAGGTGATGCTCGACTGCGGCATCTGCACGCCTTCGGCGGTTTCAGCGGCGGCATTGGTGAAGACGTTTTCACGCACCCAGTCAATCGCGTTTGAAGTCGTCGGAATGCTGGTCAGCAGGTCTTCGATGGTGAAGACGCGGAAGGCGCCTTCGACAATGCCCGGGCGGCGCTCGCTGTAGGTGCTGCCGATCGTGTTGGTAACGGTGTTTTTCACTTCCATCGAAACACGGCCGAACTCTTGACTGGCATTGGTCTTGATGGCGGCGTACTTGGTGCCCGCGATGAACTGCGCGCCGTAGGATTCATCAGCGGGTGCGCCGTCGCCCTGAGCGGAAGACTTCTGTTCGATCTGCAGCAGGCGATCGGCCAGCTCGCGCTGCTGGGTGCCAATGGTGTCCAGGGCCGTCTTGGTGTCTTCGGAGACCTTGCCCAGTGTTTTCGCTTCGCCTTCGGCCTTGCTCGCCATGGTGGCCAGGTTCTGCTCGACCTTTTCGAGCGATTTCATGACCAGCGTGATGTCGCCCACGCACAGCATGGACAAGCCGGCCAGCACGTCGGCATGCTGGACTGCCAAGCCCTGCACATCGACGCCGAAAGCCTGTGCGCTGAAGGCCAGGGCAGCAATACCCAGGCCGAAGAGAAAGCGGGAAGAAAAACGGGTTGATTTCATGATGATTGACCTTCTGAAAGTAAAAAAGCCACCCGGAGGTGGCGAGATTTGCGGGAATACGCGCTTATGCGCCAATGCTTTCCAGCGCCTTGCAGCGCTTGACCAGCTCGGCCATTGCTTTCACGTCAGCGTCTTGAGGAGCATCCCGCCCACTCAGGATCGTTTTCGCGCGGGAGACCAGCGCCATGGCCTCCCATTTGCCCAGCCCTGCATCCCGCAGCAACTGTTCAATGTCTCGCTCTGTCTTGCACTCGGGCAGCAGGGCTTCAAAATCCATGTGTTTGACGCTGGCCAGGTCCACCCGGGCAAACTTGTCGGCCGGAAAGGTGACGATCGACGTTTCCACCAGGCGGTGCACCTTGCGGATGGTGCGGCCGGCGGTGGTTTCGTCAAAGTCGCCCGACTTCAGGCTGTAGCCGATGGACATGGAGTCCACCGTGCCGTGCTTCAAGGCGGCGCGGACCTCTTCGGCCTTGGCGTTGCCTGGCGTAAATTCGCCGGTCAGCAGCAGGCCGTAATCGTCTTCTTCGGCCTTGACCCACTTGCCCAGCGGCACTTCGTAGCTGTCGTGGTTGAAAAACATCTTGGGCAAGCCATTGGTTTTCAGCGTTTCGGCATAGGCGCCCTTGATGATGGTGTCACCGTAGGAGTCGACGTTGCCAAAGGTTGAGGCATAGCCTTCGAACGTGGCGGTGTCGGCCTGCAGCTTGATCTGTACGGCTTGCATTGCGAGGGCTTTGCGGAGGATGGCGGCCATGAAATTCCTTTTTTACTGTGCGAGGTTGCTGCCATTGCCGCCGCTGGTCACCTTGGTGCCCAGCAGAGGAAGCGGCAGCAGGTTGCTTTGCGCGGTCAGCATGTCGCCGCCGTCAAGCGGCGGATCGTTTTCGAGCTGGCGGCATTCGTTGCGGGTCTTCAGGCCGTTTTGCGTGGCCTTGGCGTAGATTTCAAAGCGGTCCTTGATCGAGGCGCGCATCATCGCGTCCATACTGAATTCGGCCGTCATGCTGGCGCGCTGCTTGGCGGTCATGACGCGCTTGCGAAAGGCCTGCTCGATGTTCTTGCACAGCGGCGCCAGGGCCAACGTGTAGAAACCATCCTTGATCTCGAAGATGCCGGTGCCCCAAGCGGTTACGTTGGAGTGGTGCACCAGCACCGGCGGGACGTCGAACCAGCGGCAGATTTCTTCAACGCTGAACTTGCGGGTTTCCAGCAGCTGCTGGTCCTCGGGCGTCATGGACAGCTGCTGGTATTTCATGCTCGCCTCTAACACTTCGAGCCGGGAGGTACTGCCTTCAGCCAACCCCTTGAAGGCTTGCTGCACTTTGTCGCGCTGTTCCTTGGTCAGGACCTTGTCAATCATCAGCACGCCGGTCGGCTTGCCGCCGGCACCGAACAGCTTGCTGGCGGCGGTCTGTGCCTTGGTGGCTTCGTCAGTGGCCGAACGCATGAATTCGAGTTTGGACAGGCCAACGGTGCCGTTGCCCAGGTTCTTGATGTGCAGCACGTTCTCTGCGGCCAGCACCGCGACATCGTTGCCGTAGCGATACAGATAGACCATGGCGCCGTCGTCGAGCACCCGCACTTCGACCTGGTCGGCAGCCATGGGCCACATGGCCAGCACTTCGCCGGCGTTGTCGCGCTCGATGCGGGCGTAACCGTTGCCGCGCAGGTCGTGGTTCATGACCAGGGCGCGCCAGAACTCGAACGGAGTCATGCGGCTGTTGGGCGACTCGTGCAGGATGGCGTACAGGCGCGTGTTGCGCGCCAGGCTGCGCTGGCCGTTGAGCGTTTGGTAGACGAAAAACGGAAGGCTGGCAATGGTGCCGGCGCGCCGGTCGATGCAGGCCCACACGGTGCTGATCTGTAGTGCGCCATCGACACCGACATTGCCGACATCGGGCACCAGCGAGGTGCCCGGCACCGGGTTTTGCGGGCCCGCCGCTTCGCCAATTGAGCCAGAACGGCCAAACCAGCTGCCCACACGGCTAAAAAAGCTCATGCGCCAACCGGGGAGTTGAGAAAGTCATCAATGTTGTCCTTGGGTTCGTTCACCATCGCCCGGCCCAGCGCCATCAGCATGGCCATGGGACCGTCGATCTTATTTTCCGGGCGCTCCTTGGTGGGCGAGCGCAGTTCGTTGAACTTGCTGACCTTGACCACCAGGTTGCTGACCATCCAGGTCATGACGGGGTTGCCGTCGAATTTCAGTTTCTTTTCCAGCACCATGTTCTCAACCTGGATCAACGGGGGCGTGAAAAACAGGGCGCGCTGCGCAATCTCGACCAGCGGCAGGCCTTCTTCGATCAGCTTGCTGGCAAAGTACATGCTCAGCGCCGGGTCAAAAGCGATTTCCTGCACGTCAAACTGGCGGCAGTAGCTGCGCATGTCGTCGGCCAGCACGTCAAAGTCGGTGATGTCGCCGTCGGTCACGATCACATGGCCGGCCCGGGCCCAGCCGCTCAGGTGCGCATTGCCGCTTTCCTGCACCGCCAGCTCGTTCAAGTACAGACGTGTGCACACATGCCATATGCCCTCGCGTTCGAACACCAGGCACAGCGCGGCAAAGTCTTTTTTCTGCGCCAGGTCCAGGCCCATCCAGCATTTCTCGCCGGCAAAGTCGGGCAAGTGCAGGGTCGGCTCGGCGCACTTGGCCCACGCCACCATGTCCATCCAGGCGCTTTCGCCGTTGACCCAGACGTTCAGGCGTTTGGTAAAAAAGTTGTTCCGCGAACTTTCGCTGTTCTCTGCGTTGCGGCTGGCGGCTTCCATGTCTTCGCGCAGCACGCTGACCAGCCAGTTTGGGTTGGCCTTGGCCCAGCTGGCTTCAATGAACGGGTTGTCGCCGTCGTCAATCGAGTAAATTACGCCGAAAGTGCTGTGGTCATCGATCACACCGTCAAGCACCTTGGTCAGATAGGTGCGCCGTTCGTAGCAAATGCCGCTCAAATCGGTGCCCGACGTGGTGATGTTCCACAGCAGCGACTGCTCCCGGGCACCCCGGGCGGTGTCAATCACGTCGTACACGGCGCGGGTCTTGTGCGCATGCAGCTCATCGAGCACGGTGAAGTGCACGTTCAGCCCGTCGAGCGTGCTGCCTTCAGCGGCCAGCGGCTTGAATGCGCTGGCGGTCTCGCGCACCGTCAGGGCATGTTGCAAGATAGCCAGTCCCAGTTCGCGCAGGCCCGGCGAACGCTCGGCCATCGCCTTGGCGTCGTCGAACACGATGCGGGCCTGGTCTTTAGTCGTGGCGGCGCTGTAGATCTCGGCGCCCTGCTCGCCGTCGGCGGTCAGCATGTACAGGGCGACGCCGCTGGACAGGGTGGACTTGGCGTTCTTGCGCGGAATCTCCAGGTACACATCGCGAAAGCGGCGCAGGCCAGTGTCCTTGTGGACCCAGCCGAAAATCGTTGTCAGGATGAAAGACTGCCAAGGCCCCAGCTCGATCAGCTTGCGGTCGCGCGCCCACTTGCCCTTGATGTGCGGCAGCAGCTCTATGAAGCGGCACGGCCTGGCAGCGGCGGACTTATTGAAAACCCACGGCCATTCGTCGGACACAGGCTTTGCCAGGTCGTCTTCCTGGCGTTGCACGGCCAGCCGGACCCACTTGCAAGCAGGGACCAAGCCTTCAAGCACGTCGCGCATGTAGCCGCGAGCGGCGGCAATGTGGTCAGTCATCGAACGAGGGCAAAGGCAGCAAAGCCTTGCGCTGTCGGCTTGGCTTCAACGCCGGGCAGCTCTTGCTGCAGATAGTTCGACGGCTGCACCCGGGCACGGGCTGCAGGGCTCAGGCCGAAGTGCATGAGGTAGCGGTTGACCTGCTCACGTGAAGACTTGATCAGTTGCACCATGACGCTTTGCTGGGCGTAGCCGCTGGGCGTGACTGCATGGCTGGCGTTGTACACGGCGTCTGCATACTTCATGCCACCGGACACCAGCAGATCGACCTGGCCATTGAAGGCGATTTCCAGCTCGGTCATTCGTCCCACGGCCTGGCAGTACAGCCCGAGCGCGGCGCGGTCCAGGCCACTGACCAGGCCCAGTTCTTCAAGCAGCGGCGTGATGCGTTTCCATTCCTTGCGCGCCTCGATGCCCAGGTGCTTGGGCATCGACGGCACTTCAACACGCGGGTTCACGCCGTCCGATAAATCGAGCGCGCGCTTGCCCGGGTTGCCTTCCAGCAACTTCAGTGCGGCTGGCTTCGGCAGTGGTCCGCGTGATCCAGTCATACTGAAAATTCCTTGCTACTTTATTGATAGCTCAAAAGCCATATTCGACAATCGGGAGTACCCCTCCCCCCTAAACCTGCGCGCGTAAAAAAAGAGGGAAGCGTCCGGTTTCCGGTGCGGACACCTCAGACTTTTGACCCGCCCCCTACCCTGCCAGTCGCCGACCTCGAAGGGCTTCTGCCAGGCTCTTGCCCTCATGGCAGGGCACACACAGGCCCTGCTCGTTGTCGCTGTCGTCAAGGCCGCCCTCAGCCAGTGGCTTGATGTGATCGCGCTGCGTGGCCAGAGTCACACGGCCCAGGCGCTGGCACTCGACACATAAGGGATGGCGCTGAAACAAATCAGCGCGCATGGCCTGCAACCGCCTTCCCGTGACGCGCTTGGTCGCCGTTGGCTTCTTTGCCCACACCGCTGACGGATGGCGTGGACACCGACTGGTGCCGTCACGCACCAGCACACCGCACCCGGGATGACCACAAGGTTTCGGTGCTGCTTTTGCCATGATTGATTTGCCCAAAGAAAAACCCCGGCAAGCGGATAGCCTGTCGGGGTCTTGATCTGATTGCAAAGTGGGTGGAGACACCTTGCGACCAGCTTGCCTGAAATGTACAGGAAAGCTCTATGGTGTAAAACTCTTTTTCTTCGCCTCTGCCCGCTCGCCAAACCATGCCGACAGCGCAATGTCTGCCTGATCCAAATGCGCATGCACGGTGGATTCGGCCTTACAGGTATGCCGTGCCGTACCCTTGATGCCCATGTCTCGCAGGTAGATGCAGCACAGCGTCAGGTACAGATGCTCGCGCACCGGGCGCAGCGCTTGAACCGCACGGTCGGTCAGGTCAGCGTCCACATCGTCAATCGGGATGATGCTTTCCCGGTAGCCGCTGCTGGGTTCGGCCAGCAGCACCGACTGCGTGGCAAAGCCCAGGCCGCCGCCGCTCTCGCGTTCCTTGTACAGCGCCCAGTTGTGCAGCCGCTGCTTGACCCATTCAATGCGCGCCATGAGTCTCATCCTTGGAAAGCAGACCCAAGCGACTGCCTGAATCCAAAACCATGACGCGGCAACCCGGCAGCACCTGACTAAACATCGCCTTAATGAATGAACACTGATCCCCACTTAAACGCAATGGGCTCATGAAAACAAACGTGTCGCCCGGCTGGTACGTCACCCGCTGTAGCTCGCCTACCAGCGTGACGCCGTCGGGAAGATCCACAGCGTTCATTTCTAGGCTGGAGTTATTCATCAAGCAGCTCCCTGTTCAGGCGAATTAAAGATGCAGACAAACGCGAAGCCAAACTCCACCATCAGCCGGGCTACGTGGTCAGGCAGCGGACCGACGGCAAAAGGCGTGCCCACAACCCGGCCACCTTCAAAAGCATAAAAGCAGTTTGGCTCGCCGCGCAGGCCCTTGCGCACCAGCTCGAAGGCCACATTGCCGATTTCCACCGACTTCGACCTGATGGCCTTGTATGTCTCGGGCATGAACTGCTTGATCTCCTCGATCTTGGCATTCACATCCACTTTTGCTGTCTTAGTGTCCATACTGTCCAACCTTTTCTATAGAGTAAATAAGTGAAGTGCGATGCCCGCGAGCGCGAGCGTGGATGGGTGCCTGCCTGTGCCTGCCCGCCTTAAATCAAGGCAAAGGACACAGGCTTGGAAATCCAGGTGGCAATGCAGCAGCTTCAACCCCCAGAAACTGGGAAGAGAGGGCTGCCGGCGGCATCAATGCAAACCGCTGGACGCCTGGACACCTGGACACTGGCTAGGTCATGGGCGCGTGCAGTGACTTCCCCGCAACCGCACCGCAATGGGGATGCAGCGCACCTCCCAGCCCTTCGGGCGCACTGGCGCGAATCACGCCTCCCCCAGTGCTTGCAGCACGGCGCGTTTGCTGCGCTATGACCGTCTTCGGGTCATGGCGCATCGTCACCGTCCTTGTGATTGAAACCAGCATGGCTTGCATTTATCCAATAGCGTTAGAACGGCTCATCGTCGGCAATGTCTTCAACCGATGGCGGTACGACCGGCATGGCCGTCATGTCAATCTCTTCGTCTTGCGGCGGCCAGTTCGACGGCCGGGTGTATCCCCAGGCCCGCGCGCCATTGATCTGTTTTTTGACCCGATCCCAGCCTTCATGGTCCAGCCAGCCGCGAATCTGCGCTTCCAGCGCCGGGCTGCTCTTGGCCGCATCGATGCCCAAGGCCAGCGTGAGTTGCGCAATCGTGACAAAGCTGGTCAGGTTGTTGACGATGGCGCCAATGCCCGACGCCTGGGTTTCTCGTGTCAGCAGGTGCAGCAGTTCGCTGACCACGGCCGTTTCCACCAGCCGGCTTTCCTGCATGGGCTCGAACAGCCGGCGCTCCTGGTCAGGCGTTGGCGTAAAAGCCGTGCCTTCCAGGTACATCGCATAGGCTTCGGCCAGCAGTTGGTCCCGGTACTTCACCAGCCACTCCGTATTGATCACATGCTTGACCGGTACCGGCCAGAAGCGTCGGTTGCCCGTTCGGTCGCGCAGGTACGTGTTTTCATTCGTAGTGCCGACCAGCAGGCATTGCCGCGCAAAGCTGCCCACAGTCGAGCCGTAGGCCACCCGGTACCGGTCCACCTTCGACGAGATGAACGCCTTGATGGCACCGACTTCGGACTTGCTGAAGTGCGTCATTTCGGCAATCTCATACACCCACAGGCCCTGCACCTGTTCCTGCGCTTCCTTGCCACGGCCCACCTCGAACGGCGTGTCGCTGTAATACTTCGAGCCGCCCAAAATCTCCACCATGGTCGATTTGCGCAGGCCGCCTACGCCTTCAAGCACTGGGCAATAGTCAAACTTGCAGCCCGGCTGCATGACCCGGTTCACCATGCCCAGCAGCCAGCAGCGGCCCACGATCTGGAAGTACTCCAGCATGGCCGGGCTCAGCTTGTCGGGTGCTTCGCCCAGTACATGCACCAGCCACTTGTCGATGCGCTTCTTGCCATCCCACTCCAACGCGGCCAGCTCTTCGCGGATCGGGTGGAACCGGCGCGTGTGCGCCACCGTCTGAATCGCTTCCATCAGCGCCGCGCGCGACACGCTCGGCAGGCCGTAGCAGTCCGTCAGGTACTTGCCCAGCAGCAGGTCCACCGCGTCCGTCACGTCGCCCACCTGCGAATGCGGCCAGGGCCACAGCACACGGCTTTGCACGTTGTTGCTGAGTTCGTTGTACGCCAGCACCGGCTCCAGGGCCGGGTCACGTTCCAGGATCAAGATCACCATCTTGCGGCTGGCCAGCCAGCGCTTGTTCACCTTGTCGTAGTACGGCAGCAGCCAACCCGGAATCGGCTTGCCGTTGATCATCGTGAAGCCTTCGCCACCCGCGTCCATACCACTGTCACCCGTGCCAACGGGGGCGTCGATTTTTTTTACTCCACCGCCACCAGCCGCCGCCGTGCCCACGTCTGCATCGGCATCTCCCGGCAGCGCATGGGCCCTGCCAAAGAAGGCCAGCACTTTGTCGGCGTCCCAGCCATCGGTGTTGATCGCGTCGGCGCAGTCCCAGCCGTCTATTACCGCGCCAGGCGCAGGAATCGGCAGCAGCTGCACCGCACAGGCATGGTCGGCGCGCAGCATCGCGCCAATGCCCAGCATCGCCGCCATGCCCGGCTGCTTGTAGGCTGGCAGCATCGGCTTGGCCGCTTGTGCAATGGTGCGCGCCAGCTCTTCAGTGAATTCCTTGCGTTCGGCAGCGGTCAGCGGCTCGTGCTTGGCGTCGCAGTCAGGCCACAGCAGCACCGTGCAGCCTTTGAGCCAGTCCCACAGCGCCTTCTTCCATGCCTTGCAGCCGCCTGGCCAGCTCACCACCAGGTACACGCCCGGCACGCTGGCTTCGAGCAGCGCATGCAGCGCCTCGGCTTTCTTCTCGCCCTCGACCAGCACCACCGTGCGGCCCTCCGGCATGGTGGCCGCTGGCACAAACAGTGGCCGGGGTTCGTCCCATTGCTTCCAGTTCCAGCGGCTTGCGCCGTCCTTGGCACTGGTGCAGAAGGTGTGCGGCAGTGTTTCCTTGCCGCCGTCACTGGTGCGAAAGCGCACCACGTAGCCCAGCAGTTCGCCATCCATCCGGTAAGTGGCCGTGTGCTCAATGTCGCCCGGCAAACGGAACTGGTGTTTGAACGTGGCAGCCGGTGCGTAGCCAGGCACCGGAACCAAGGTCTGCCAGCCCTCGGGCTCAGCCTGGCGCGGCACAGCGACTGGTACAGGCCGTGGTTCACGCTTGGGAACGTCTGTACCACTGCGAACGGGCTGCACGCCCGCCACGTCTTCCAGGCCTTCTTCGCGGGCCACCTGAAGCGCCGCCTTGCCCATACTCAGGTCATGGCAAGCCGCGTACAGGCCCACCAGGTCCTTGCCCTGCTCGCCTGACGCAAAGTCGGCCCACTTGCCCGACGTCAGGTTCACTGCGCAGCTCGTGCCCGCGCCGCCCTGCACCGAGCCGCACACGTATTCATGGCCGCGCTGCACACCGCCGGGCAGCCACATCGGCACCAGCGTGTCGGCTCTGGCCAGCAGCGCATCGGCCAGGGCGGCAAAGTTAATGGGCGGCAAAGGGTCACGGGGGGTCATGGCAGGCATCCTTCAAGGCAGCAGGGGGCAGTGATCCAAACCGGCAGCTCCACCACCGGGGTTTGCGAAAAAGGCATGGGGTTTACCGCGCCCAGGCTTGCAGACAAAGGCCCAGGTCCACCCCGGGCGATGCGCTCACGTCTGCGGCACACACTAGCGCCGGTGCATATTCCGCCACCGGCCGGTTGCGGTAGCTGACCCGGCGCAGGCCCACGATCTTCAAGTGGCCTGACCGGCGCAGGTTCTTCACCGTCACCGTCGCCGCCTGCCGACCCACGCAGGCCCCGGCCGCCAGTTCGGCCAGCGTCACCGCCCGCCCAGCGGTCGACAGCCGATTGGCCGTGTTCAGCAACGCCTGTGAAACTTCACTGAGCGGTCTCATGCTGCACCGCCAATGCGTTTGAGCTTGCCTGCCAAGTTGCGGCATTGCGCCGTCACCAGCAACTTTTGCAGCGCCGCCATCAGCTCGCCGCCTTCACGCTGAATGTTGGCCAACTCGTTGTCATTGATGTCGCCGTCCATGCCCAGCGCCTTGCACAACTCCTGGCACACATCGCCCGACTCACGCACCACAGCCGACAGCGCCGACATGCATTCGTCGCCACTTTCCTGCAGGCTTTCAGGCAGCGGCAGGCACATCTGCCCGAATTCGGCCGCAAAGGCCAGCAAGATGCGCAGGTCACCCGTGCGGCGCGTCATCTTCAGCGCCGTCTTCAGGCCCAGCTTGGCAGTCCCGGTTTCGTTCAGCTCATGCAAAAACGTCCAGTGGTTTTTGTCAATCGCACGGGCCAGCGCTGAAGCGCCGCCTGGAAAGTCTTCGGCCACATTCAGTGCCATATCCATGACGCTCATGTCAAACCCCTGTTTTGTTGTTAAAGACAAACTGAACGCGCCGATTGACACTGCAGCCATGAGCACAAAAAGAAAAACCCCGCGCCGCCCTGCCCTGCGGAACACCGCACACCGGCCCGTGTGCGGCAACCGTTTGAAGTTGGGGGGAGTGGCCCATCGGGCCGCATGGCAGACCGTGGCGGCGCGAAGTGAAAAGCATGGTTTAAGTACCTGCACCTGTGATGTCGTGACCCTTGACAGAAGTCTGTGTGCGCAGCCAGTCAGCCCGGGCGACAGATGCGGGCGACACGCGCCGGTCAATGGGCGCATCGAGCTTGCGGCGCTCGGACTTGCCGTCCCACAATTCATCGGCCTTACGGCGATCAGTGGCACCATCCCAGGGTTCATCGTCCTTGAGCAGTTCTTCGGCCACGTGCTTGATTTCAGCTGCGGCCTGACCCACTTCCTGCCGAATCGCCGCCACTGCTACGGCCTCGACGTGTTTGATGGCGGCATGCGCGTCTGCTACGGTTTCAATAGCTATTGGCGCATGCCCTGCTTGCGGTTGAGCCAATTCCGGCCAGTGCTTTTGCCAATCGCCAGGCCTAAGCATGCGACGAGTCACTTCGCCGTTTGTGGCTCTCTCGATCGGCATGCAATGCTCGATAGGCACAAGCCCACCACGTTTTATCCAGTTAGCCACAGCCGTCTGCCCAAGGCCTATGGCTTCGCCAAGGGCTCGCTGACCGCCAACGATTGAAATTGCTTTGTTTAATGCATCCATCCGTACATTAAATCACATTCGTGATATTCAATCAACCACCAACGTGTTTAAGTTTTCTGGCTCAATCACACAAGTGATTACTATTGCAGAACGTTTAAAGTCCGCTCGCGAAAAAGCTGGACTAACACAGGGTGAATTGGCAAACGCTGCTGGCGTTACCCAAGGAACAGTTGCCAACATTGAAAGTGGCTTGCGTAAAAGTCCTCGAGAACTTTTAGCCATCGCCCGCGCAGCTAATGTCCAAGCAGAATGGCTTAAGAGCGGCAAAGGCCCGCGAGATCTCTTATCTAACGAATTAACGGATGGGCCAAGAAAAGCTGTATTGAAACTGGCTTTTCGCGTAGGCATTGTGCAAGGTGGTGACAATGGATTCATTGAAGATTACGTATCAGCGCCTACGGGCCAGGACCCTGATCCCATTCCCTATGCATCCACCTTGAATGACGAGCAGGCTTATGCCGTCAAGGTGCGCGGCAGCAGCATGGAGCCGACGATCATGGCGGGGTGGGACGTGGTGGCATCGCCCTGCCGGCCTGCAGAGCCGCCCGATCTTTGTGTCATCTATTTCACCAACGAACGCAAGGCGCTGAAGCGTCTCCTGTGGCGCCGCGATGGCATGGTATGCCTGGAATCCATCAGCGCTGGCTACGAAAAGATCACTGAGCCGGTGGAGAACATCATGCGCATGGACAAGGTAATTTCCATCGTTCCCAACTGACAGCAGGATCACCCTTGAAAAAAATCTCCACCGTCATAGTCGCCATGCTGGTCTGTGCGAGCGCAAGCGCTGGCTGGGTTTATGACGACAGCACCGACAAGATGACCGGCAAGAAAACAAGCACCGCCAGCATCGAAAGCAATAACTCCCTGAGCCTGGCCTTTCCTTATCAGGGAAAGAACTTTGGCAATATTTTGGTGCGCCAACATCCCTCTTATGGCCTGAATGTCATTTTTTATGTCGATAAGGGCCAGATTCTTTGTCGCTCCTACGCTGGATGCAGCGTCACAGTCCGCTTCGACGACAAGCCTCCAATGAAATTCGAGGCGAACGGGTCAGAAGACAACGATCCAAAAGTTATCTTTTTGAAAGGGGCATCTCGTTTCATCGAAGCGGCCAAAAAAGCCAAAACTATTCTTGTTCAAGTGACGATGTACCAATCAGGGGCCCCAGTACTGGAGTTTCATAGCGCCAGCCCGCTTGATTGGGCAGCGCCAAAGCCAGCAAGGCCGGCAGCGGCAAAAACCGCACCACCCAAGGCCGCTGTTGTTAAGTCCGAACCGGTCAATGCGTGGCCGGCCGTCCCGGAAACTCTTAATGGAAATCGTTGAGCAGGGCCTTTTGTGACCCTCGCGCTGTTCTTCCTAGGCCTGCTGCCGATGACTGCAAAAGCCCGCATCCAGCACAGCCAGAGGGCCAATGTCCTGTTCAAGGATCAACTTCCCTGCCCTGCCACAGCAGCAGGCAACGGGTGCCACATAAAGCGCACTGTTAATCCCCTTGTCATTGACAAAGTTAACTCATAGGTTAATATTCGTGCGTGTAAAACTCTTGTTTGAAGACCTTTTCCAGATTGTCGCCGTGATGGATGGCAACGATTGTCCGGCCGATGCATTCATCAATGACGGCGAGGACAACTTGAAAGCAAGGGTCGGTCTTCAGTACATGCTGGGCCATGTTGCGCAAAGAGGGCTGGCTGACATTCCATCGGGATGGGTTCATGAAGCCAATAAAAATGAAAAGATTTATGAATTCATCAAAGGCGACCTTAGACTTTTTTTCTTTAAGGGTGAAAGAAATCAGATAGCCGTTTGCACGGCTGGCGTACTCAAAAAAGGTCAAAAGGCAGACAAGGCCGCTGTTGCCAAGGCCGCCATATTTCGTAAAACATACATTGCGGCAGCCGCCGCCAACACCATAGAGGTAATTCACGATGAAGATGAGTAAAGGCATCCGCGCTTTTCTTGAAGAGGCCAAAAAAACGGACTCTTACTGGGTAGAAAAGGCCAAGCTTGATTTTTCTCTGGCTGTTGAGAAACAGCGCCGATCTGGCGGTTTCACCTATGCGGCCATTGCGAAGAAGATTGGCACCAGTGCGGCCTACATCACCAAAATATTTCGCGGCGACACCAACATGACTATCGAAACCATGGTCAAACTGGCGCGAGCGACTGGCGGCCAGCTCGACATCCAAATTGTTGACAGTGCAGCCCAGGCCGGGCATTGGGACCTTTCCAAAATTCCCCCCGTCCCACAAAACCACAAGACGATGCAAAGCGCCACGGTGTATACATTTCCAGCCGCCGCTAACCACGATGACTATAAATGGAAAGTCGCGGCATGACGCAGGAAGCGCCACACCCCATCTCTTTGGAACAGGTCCTTTTCACACGCTGCATCGTAATTTCGCTTCCTGGACATGTTCCGCAACCAGGCATGGTGGCCACCGGCCCAGTCAATTCACTCACAGTTACCAAGCTTGAAGGGCCCGACAGGCGCTACAGCGCCCTCATGCGGGCAGAGCTGAATGCGGCAGCAGACAACTCGCAACCTTACCAAATCAACATGGAATGCCTGGCCGTCCTGTCAGTAGATGACACACTGGAAGAAAATGAGGCTTTGCGCGGTGTGTATATCACCGCAAACAGTGTGCTTTATGGCGCCATCCGAGAGTCTGTTGCTTGGCTGACCAGCCGCCAGCCGTATGGTTCGCTTGTATTGGGCCTGTCGGTGTTACGCCCTACCCCCCCAGCCGAACCACTGCCTGGGCCCTGATGATTTGCACAGCCTCTGCACCAGCCCGCCCCTAGCGGGCTTTTTAACGCCAACCTTTTTTAAGCCGCCCCATGAGGCGGTTTTTTTCGTCGGGTATCTGAAATCGCGCGACCGCTTAGGGCAAGAGTTTTCAATAACAGAAATTAATATCACGTTTGTGTTGACTAAATAAATCACTATCGTGATAATTCACCTATCCCGCCAATTCCCGGCGGCAAAGGAGTGAAACATGCCTTCCCCGTCAGCAACGCTTGACCGTGCACACGTCTGTACTGATAACTGTCCAACCATCACGGCCGCAAGGATTGAATCTGTCATTCGTCAGTGCGGCGAATTTGCCACCATCGGCCAGATCATTGGCGATCTGGGCGTCAACCCCCACACATCGTCCCCAGCCTTTGAGGCCCGAATCCGCTTCTGGCTGGATCGCGCAGGCTGGCAACGCGTCAAGAAAACAATCGGCGGTGCGCGCGTCTGGGGTTATGTACGGCCTGCCACCCTAGACCCTAAACCAAAGGCCTGGAAAGCCTATTTGAAATGGGCAGCCCAAGACCTTGCCGATCCGGCGATTCGCGCAAACCCGGAGCGCCTGAGCCTTGAGCGCCAAGTCACTGCAACCCGGCTAGGTCCTTACATGGAAGAAATCGTGCAGCTGGCCTGGGCTCAGTTGCAGACTCAGGAATCCGCGCTACCTAACAGGCCAGCGCCATGATGCACCGCGCCATCCCACTGGAACTGCCGAAGGCTTTGGGCTGCGCAGTCGCGCAACGCCAGACCCTGCGCGGACAGATACAAGCTGTCATCGAACAACTCAATGGTGCACAAGTTGGCTTGGCTGTCGTAAAAAACCTCTTTAACCAGCTCGTGAAGGCCCTTTGCTGCAGCCAAGCGCGCAAAGGTCAGCATTTCAGCCATCTCGTCTGCCTTGCCATAACGCGTAAGCAGGCCGATGCCAAAGGCCGTCAAACCGTCATCGCTGATTTGATGCGCCTTTTCAGCAAAAAAATCCATGGTTCCACCCTTGAGTTTAAAGAGCCGATTTTGTCTCACTTGTCGAAAGGTGCCGCATGAACCCCGTCACCAAATTCATGGCCGTCGCACTTGTTGCCATTGCCCTGCTCATCATCGGTGCGCTGATGGACGGCCCGGGCGAGCTGCAGGCCGCGCAAGACGTGGCCGACGACGCGGCCTATGCCGCGGCGCTGGCCGATGGCGGCGCGTCCAAGTGCGCAGCGCTGGGCCGCACGCCGGTCTGGACGGGCGAAGGCCACCTGGTGTGCCGCCTGCCCCAACGCCCCACTGTGATGGCGCAAGGAGGCAGGCCATGAAATGCTGCACCCACGACTGCCGCCAGGGCGACGACTGCCCCGTGCGCCTGGCGCGCCTGGCCGGGCTCACCGCCACGCCCCGGAACACCGACAACAGCGACAACAGCGACGCCATTGACGACTTTTTAGATGACACCGGCCTGATGCTGCTGCAGGGCATCGCGCTGCTGGTTTTCATCGTGTCGGTCATCTTGTACGCCAGCCTGTGACCACCCGGCCCCATGACGCGCCCGTGCCCACCGTGTACCGGCGCCTGGCTTTCACAACGCTGCACTGGCCGGGCTGGAGCTTTGAAGCGGCCATGGCGCACCCCACGCGCGCCCGAATCATCGACCAGTGCGCTACCTACTACGAAAAGAAAATGGAAACGATCATCCCGATTTCGCGCATCGAGCGCGAAGCCAACGCCGCGGCGCTGCAGTACAGCGACATCAATGCCGCCTGCCCCTACCCCTTTGACACCGGCGCCGGACGGCTGTTCAAAGAGTTCTTTTTGCTGGCGCGTGAAATCAGCACCAAAACGGCACTTTGCGAAGTTCCCACGGGCGCAAGCAGCTACTGAAAGCATAGCTATGAAAACCACCACCAAACCCCATACTGCCCCGGCGCACATCCTGCGCCCGGCCCGGCTCAAAGTGCAAACGCCGGCCGAGTCCGCGCTGTCGGCGCTCAAGGCCGATCGCCGCGCATCAGCCATCGCCCGAGCCGCTAATGTGCGCGCCACGCCCCGGCTGATGGCCTTCAGCAACTACACGCCCGAAGGCTACGACGGCGCCGAACTCAAACCCTACGCCGGCCGCCCCGGCACCGAGCAGGTGCACGCGCTGCCCAGCCGCAGCGGCAACCGCCTGCGCTATCCCGACGGCCGCATCACGGACTTGTCGGGCAACCTTCTTGACGAATCCAGGAGCACCACATGAAAGAGTATTCAAGCGACAGCGGCGCAGAGTTACCCCAGGTGGACCCGGCCAGCGGCGTCCATGGCAGCTACCAAAGGGTATGGAGTGCGGCCGACACCACCGTCGACCAGCCCGACAGGGAGGCAGACGACCATGCTGAGCAAGCGCTCGCTATGGTCGCCGAAGCCTTCGCACACATCCCGCTGCGCCAGCTCGTGGCCAGCCTGACCAACCCGCGCACCTCGTTCAACCCCGCCAAGCTGCAGGAACTGGCTGACAGCATCCGGACCAGCGGCGTGCACCAGCCCATCCTGGTGCGGCCGCTGCCCGGCGCACGGGTGGCTGATACAGACCGGCATGTTCAATATGAGATCGTGGCTGGCGAACGCCGCTTTCGCGCCTGCCAGCTGGCTGGGCTGACCAACATTCCGGCCATGGTGCGCGCCATGGCCGACGGCGATGTGCTGGAAGTGCAGATCATTGAAAACCTGCAGCGCGACGACCTGAGCGATTTGGAAGAGGCCGAGGGCTATGACCGGCTGATGCGCCACAGCAGCTTGAGCGCTGAACAGGTGGGCGCCAAGATCGGCAAGAGCCGCAGCTACGTCTATGCCCGGCTCAAGCTGCTTGACCTGTGCTTTGAATGCCAGACCGCCCTGCGCGAAGGCCGCATCGACACCAGCGCTGGGCTGTTGATTGCGCGCGTCCCCGACGGCAAGCTGCAACTCAAAGCCCTGAACTTTGCCAGCACCGGCGCCAGCCAGAACGACCGGCCCAGCACGCGCGCGCTGCAAGTGTGGCTGCAGCAAAACGTCATGCTGCCGCTGGAGCGCGCGCCGTTTCAAATCACCGACGCACGGCTGGTGGAAGCGGCCGGCAGCTGCAAGGACTGCCCCAAGCGCACGGGTGCGAGTCCCGACATCTTTGCCGATGTGGCCAGCGCCGATATTTGCACAGACCCGCCCTGCTACAACGCCAAATCCGAGGCGCACCAGCTGCGCAACCTGGCCCGGGCCGAAGCCAAGGGCATGCGCCTGATCAGCGGATCGGAAGCCAAATCCATCTGCTACGAGAAAAGCAGCACGCTGAACGGTTACAGCCCGCTCAGCCAGGTGCGCGCCGACGCCGATGGCCAGCGCCTGGACAGCCTGCTGGGCAAGGATTTCGAAGGCGCGGTCTTGATCGAAAACCCGTGGACGCTGCAGCTGATCGAAGCCGTGCCAACGCAGGAAGCCGAAGGCGTGTTGCTGGCGCGTGGGTTGGTCAAGGTGGTCATCGAACCCCAGGCAAAGGTCGACAAGGCCGAGCTGGAGATCGAACTGCTCAAGAAGGGCATCGAGCGCGAAACGGAAAAGGAATTCCGGGCAGCGGCTTACGACACGATTGCCAGCAAGGTTCGCAGCACGCCCACGGGCGCATCGGCGCGTCAGCTCATCACATGCAGTTTTCTGCGCACCTGGCTAAGTCACCAAGTCGACGACCACCCTGCGGAACACATCGCCGAAGCGCTGCAGCTGACGCTTGACACCAACCAGCCTGAATCCCTGCGCGAAGAATCCGTTCGGCTGCGCTTGCAATCGTCAGACAGCGCGGCCATCTTCCAGGCGGCCATGCTGTACATGCTGCGCGACGACCGGGACTTGCCCTACCAGCTGCAGGAAAAAAACCCAACGGCGTTGTTTGCAGTAGCCGCCGCAGGCCTGTGCATCGACCTGCCCGGCCTGCGTACGAAAGTGGCAAAGGACGTGAAAGCGCGCATTGCCGGTGAAATTGCCGCCCTGAAAGCGCAGCTGAAACCGCCAAAACCGCTTCCCACGACCGCCCCGCTGGCGCAGCCAGCGCTTGCGCCCGTCGCTGGCGCGGGTACGGGGAAGGCCCCAGCCAAGGCCCTGGCGAAACCGGCCCCGCTGCGCAAGCCAAAGCTTTCAGCTCAGGAGGCAATATCAGGCATCGCCGAGGCGATGCAAGACATTGAAGCCGGGCAGGTGCCCTGCCCGGACGCGCCCTTGGCTGAAAGTGCGCCGGTGCCTGAAGAGGGCCTGCAAATCAAAAAGGACGGGCCAATTCAAGGCACGCTGCCAGTCGGCGTGGTGGGCATCGGCTCGCGCGTCAAGGTGCTGGGCAACGTGTCGATCCGCTACACCAAGTGGATCGGCAAGACGGGCACGGTCACAGGCAAAGTCGGCGCGGCCTTTGACGTGACGTTCCGGGGCCGCAGCGGCGGCATTGCCAGCTTTGACGCAAGTGAACTGGAGTGGGTGGCAGCATGATCAAAGAAATGATTCTTCGCAGAGCACAGGCTCGATCGCCGGATTTCGTAATCGGTGGCAGTCAAGATCCGTACTTGCGGCGCTGGTGGCTCATTCCGCGCAACCGGTTTTTCAATGTCTACGTCCACCAGTTCCTGCGAAGTGACGATGACCGGGCGTTGCATGACCATCCCTGGCTGTTCAATGTCAGCATCCTGCTCCAAGGCGGCTACCGGGAGTGGTTTTTCGTCAGGCACTTCACTGAAATGACGGGTGTGAACTGCACCCACTTCAAGGACTGCCGCGCTGGTGCCGTGAAGTTCCGCTTCGGCGGGGCACCTCACCGCGTCGAGTTGACCGATGGAACCTGCTGGACGCTGTTCATCACTGGTCCGCGCTACCGGGAGTGGGGCTTCCACTGCCCTAAAGGCTGGGTTCACTGGGAGAAATTCACAGCACGGGGTGACAAGGGCGCCATCGGCCGGGGGTGCGAGCAATGAACGCCCAACGCTTGGCATGGCAAGCACTGCCCAAGTTCTGGCGCCCCAAGCTGGCGCCATCGCGCCAGATACTGTGCCAAGTCATCCACTGGGATCTGATCACTGCATTCACTAACGGCACGGCTACGGCCGAGACACTTTGGGACTGGATCGAAACCGGCTTCACGTACACGCAAATGATGCGGTTGCTGATCGCGGATGGCTTGGATTTCACTGACGACGCCATTCACGCGATGAACCAGCAAATCGAGTGCTACGAGGGCGTGATTGCCCGCCTGCGGACTACCGGCCGCGCCGGCTTCAATGCTCAGGAGCTGGCCATTGCCCGGGCTGCTGCCAGCGTGATGGACAGCTTGATCGAACTGGACCGCCACGGCATTGCTGATGCCGCCGGGCGCTGGAGCGTCGAGCAGATGCGCGCACTGCGCACGACCGGCCGGCTGCCGGCAAATCAAAACAAGAAACGGAAAAAATCATGACCGCTTTGAAAATCCGTCCCGTGGCCCTGAAGCAGGAAGACGTGGCCGACTTCCTTGGCCTGTCGGTCTCGACGCTTGAATCGCTGGTCCGACAAGGCGACTTCCCGAAGCCGCGCCAACTGGCAGGCAGGCGCGTCGGCTGGCTGGTGCGCGAACTCGAAGCGTGGGTGGAATCCCGACCGGTTTCCACCCAGCTGCCACCACCCAACACTAACCGCCGGGCCGCGCCTGCCCGGCCCTGATCTTCGGCGATTGTCATTATGTTTAACAACCAACCCGAGGAATTTCAAGTGAACAATGAACAAGTCACCGCCCTGGCGCTTGCCAACGGCTTCAAGCTCAAGACCCAGCCCGATGGCGCAGAAGCCCTGAACCTTTATGTGTTTGACTTCGCCCGTGCCGTTATAGCTGCCCACGAGTCGCAGCGTCAAGACGCCGAGACATGGAGCCTCTACATAGCAAGCATGGTTGAGGCGTATCTGCAAAGTCAGCCAGCAGCAGACAAGCGAGAGGCTGCTATCTTTGGGATCATAAGCCGGAGACTATGGGCGCTGCCTGACAGGGCGCAGCGTCAAGCGGGACAGCTAGCGGCGTGCTGGATAGATACCAATGATCTGAAGCAAATGCAAGACAAGGGACGCGGCATTGTGTGTAAGCGGCCTCAGGACGGCTACGAGCAAACGGCGCTCTACGCAGCGCCCCAGCCTGTACAAGCGGACAAAGATGCCGACTACTGGCTTCGTCAGTTCACTACGTCACGACAGGCTGAGTTTGAACTACGCCGGGAATTGGACGACAAAAATACCGAGATTGCAGCGCTGAAGGCGCTGCTCAACGAGGTGCGCTGCAGCTTCACCCGTGATGACGACCTACCCGACGATCTTCTTCCCCGCATCGACGAAGCCCTGCAAGCGCAGGCGGTGAAGTTGTGAGCGAGCCGCTACCATTCTTTGACGCGCTGACAGATTCGACAAAATACCCGAACTTGTTGCCTAGCGCGACAAACCCGAACCACAAGCCAACAGGGCCGTACACGGGGCGTTGCAAGCGTTGTGAATCCGACGACTTGTGGGATGACTGCAGCGCTTACGGCTGCAACAACTGCGGTGCCGTCTACAGCAACTGACGCATAGCCCTAAGTTAAGTGCAATTAGCTTTGGCCGCCGGGCAGCGTCAACGCAGCGCACCGCTCCAAATGCGCCGACAGCTGCGTAAGCCACTCCCGCATTTCGCGGTCGTACTGGTGCCGGTTGTACACGTTGGGCTGCATGTGGCCCAACACCGATTCGCCCACGTCATGCGGACAACCCAGCGCGGCCAGCATGGTGCGAGCGGTGCGGCGCAGATCGTGCGGCGCCCAATGGCTCACCGTCAGCCGGGGCCGGATCGACTCAGGCGTCGTGGCCGAATAGGGCTGGTGGTAATACACCGTCGTCTGCACGGCTTTTTGCGGCATCGGCTGGCCAGGCGTCCGGGACGGGAAAAGATAGCCGTCGTGCACGGCCATTCGCCGGCGCACGACCAGCTCAGCGCGGCCCACCAGTGGCACGCGCAGGTCCGTAGCCAGGGCGTGCCGTGCATTTTTGGTCTTGGCCTTGGGAATCGTCCACCACAGGCCATCGACCTCCTCTGAAATCTCCCCGCGTTCCATGGCCATGATCTCGGCTCCACGGGTGCCAGTCCACAGGTACAGGGTCAGCGCATCGTGCACCGACTTGCTGAAGTTCGGTAGCCAGCGCACCAACTCCCCCGCCTCGGCATCTGACAACGACCGCTTCACTGCCCCGATTTGCTCGCCGGCAATGCGCTTGCCTTTGCTGCGCAGACGCCCCCGCATGATCTGACGCCACCAATTCGGGGTTTCATCGGGCAGCCGGCCGGCGTCCAACGCATAGTCCCAGGCGCCCGCCAGCTCCTGGCGCAACTGGCTGGCCACGACCGGCTTGTCAGCCATTGCCTCAAGCAGACTGAAAGCCTCAGAGCGTTTGATGGCGGCAGCCTGCTGGCCAGCAATGGCGTCGGCATGTCGCAGGAACAGGCGCTGCACTTCAGCGGCGCCCTTGGGCTTTCGGTGCAGCAGGATGTGCCCTTTTATATAGTCGTCCCACAGCGCCTGCACCGTGAAGCCTTTGTCAACCCGGGCCGGGCGGGCTGCCGTGCGCTGGGCGCGCTTTTGGGTAGCCGGGTCGGCACCCGCACTGCGCGCACCACGCAGCTTTTCCCACTCCGAGGCGGCGGCAATCAGCGACATCGCTGGCCAACGGCCCAGCATCGTCTGCCGCATCAAGCCTTCGGCCGACTTGTAGCGGTAGATCCAGCTGCGTGTATGCTTGCCCGCCACCAGGCGCAGGCCCGGATACTCATCGAGAATAATGTGCGCACCATCGGCCAGCAGTTTGGCAGCGCGTGGGTCAAACGGCAT